TGCAGGAGAGCCACGGCGTCATCGTGAACGTGTAAGGGGACGATAATGTCATCTCCAAACACGCGGACCCTCCTACCAGCATGCCTGATGTTTTGGTACGTTGGCGACAGTCCTTCATTATGAAGGACGGCCGCTAGCGATACGATCGCAAACAGGATTGACTGGATAGGAAAGGTGACTGCAGAACCCATCGTCGTGAACTTCCGAAGCTTATGATAGCTAGGGGAGAACTTGTCGATGTCCTGGGTTATGTACCTCGTGCGAACCGCATGAAGGGCACATACCAAGGAGGGAGAGCGTCTAAAAAGACGCTCGACCGCCCAACAGGAGATACGATCAGAAGCGCTAGACAAATCTATAGTCGAGTGCGACTGTGTATCGGAAGCTCGCAGGGCAAACTCTTGGTTTGGTACCTGATCATCGAAAGAGATACAGGTAGACAAACTAGTTTGTTTAACCCTGTGCACAAGAAAGTCACGAATAGACTGCTGGCACCACTGATGTGCAACAGGCTCACTCGCTATTAGGCGAGGGCCTGAGTACGTCTTAGGTACGGCAATCAAGCGTGAAGGCGATTCGTGTCGCAAGCGAGACGGATCACCATCTTGTGAGACGCTGTCAGCCCAGAAACCGTAATTCGCAAAAGCGAAGTCGGCGTATGGAAAGACAGCCTCTAGCTTATCAGGCCAGGTAGGGAACTCATATTTATATGAGCCCCTTGCTAGGTCTGATACTGCTCCGGGTCCATGGCGGAAGGCCCATTCGGAGGCTTTGAAGCATCCGATTTCGGCGACGACTGCGTCGGCAACTCGTTGTAGAGTGTCTGCGTAGCCGGAGTCGATACAGGCCGGAGGAACCTCGGGTCCGAAAAGATCCTGAGGGTCTGATCTGCTAAGAACGTGATCTCCAATGTGAAGATCAATACGATCATGCAGACCAAGATCGTCACAATCCCAGTCAAGGGAAGGGTGGCGAATCTCTCTTTCGATCTGGAAGAACTCATTGACGTGTTCCCACGTTGCTGAGTCAGGGCAGTCGACAAGAAGCTTCTTAGCTCCAGAAAATATCTGGCGCAATAAGCTTATCGAACTGACATCCGGATCGTTCCGCAAGCTACCGTTATCGTCAAAAACGCGAAGGACCAGCCCCTTGAATAGTCTAGGGATTGGACCTCGATATCTGTAACAGCGGAAACCCGCTAGCCCAGATTTCGTTAGGCGTCCTTTTGCGAGGCACAGATCAAAGTGCTTCCCAAAAGCAGGGAGGTCAACCAAAAGATATGGTAGACCTCTTTGTTTGACGAGGGAGAGCAAACGCTTGTAATCGCGCTCACTATCCACACGAAGCTCAGGATGACGCTCCGCTATGTCAACAAACATAGCGCAGTATAGTCCGAGAACATAGTCTTCGTGACTCTGAGACTTCATTTGGACTTCTCCATTTAGAAGTTTTCACGAGCCGACAGACTATGACCAAGAACTGCCCCGAGTGCTGGCTGGGTTAGCTTTCCCAGCCAAGCAGCTTCGCCGCGATGCCACCAGCTTTTACCATGTAAAAGCTCATGGCTTCACTGACATCGATGATGTCAGCCGAAGTACCGTTAGGGTCATTCCTGACCGTAAACGAGACTTCCGACTGAGAACCAGGAACGGGGGTTGCCCCCCCAACCGGCTTCAAATAGCGGGTGAACGTCACGGTGTGACGATCAAACGCTTGAGATCCGGCCTTGACAGTGTCCCGGCTGTGCCGCACTTTCGCGCGGTACGTGACCAGGCCATCGTCAAGATAGTACTCAGAAGAGTACCCATCCTGGTTGATCAGGGGCAGGACCTTGGCGGTCCCACCGGAACCATCCAAAGTGATGGTCAGAGTAGTGCCGAGCATAGACTCGTTCTCCTTGGGTTAGTGGCTATTAACGTGAGAAACGTTGAACAGCCAACGAACCCAAGATAGCCAGTCGACCCATATCCAACATTGGAATATGGGCGGATAGTGTTCCGCTACCCACATATCGAATTTTCGATGTGCGAGTTCTGAAACCAGGCGTGAATTGATAACCAGGGGTTATCGATTCAACCGACCAAGATCTAATGGTCGTGGTTTCCGTCATGATGCAAGCATCAGACGGAGCTGCAGGGATTTGGTTTGCGTATTGCAAAACGTAATCCTTGACGTTGACGCCCCAGTCAATAAGGAAAGTCCATGGGATAAGATCCCATGCGCCCTCGAAGAGGCCGGCAGTAGTGAAACCACTAACTGCAACTTCCGCTTGACGGAGCATCTCCGCATGCTCTGGACGATACCCGGCGAATGTGCCCGTTGGTTTCCAACGGACCGTTCCCCACCTACGAGCTACAGTATTTGTAGACTCGCGGGCCAGAATAGTCAACATCTGGTCAGATTCCAGATATACGTGACTATCTGTAAAGTTCGTCCAGCTACCAAGCCTGAGTCTCCTCTTAAGTCCCTGATCACTATAGAGGCGTTCAAGTTCGCCCATACGTTGTTGGACGTACTTGTTCACCCCTAGAAGATCTTTAAGGTCTTGGACAAGGGGTAACCAACCGAACTCGAAGGCGAGGTGCTGATTCGCGATATCCTTAGGGGTTATCGGAATCCGCTTACGCCTACGATTAAGGAAGCTACCTGCTTCTCTAAGCATCTTAGGGATTTCCACCAGGTCCTGCAAAAGGTCGAGCGGCACATACTGCGGGCGAGAAGGATTAGTCCTCGCCAGGAGTTTTGCCATATCGGCCGATTCGGACGGGATGGAGAGGTCATTATGTCCAGGAAAAAGTACGCGGAAGTACGTCGGAAGATAATTCCGAGCGTGACCTTCCTTCCATCCAGGCGCCATCCCAGGTCCTGCATAGTCACCGTTAACGGTGCCCATGAAGGATGGATCGTCATGTTGAACTTCCAAAGCGGAAGCTTGAACAGGGCGTCCATGGGAATCAGCACAGTACGATATACCGTAAAAGGTATGTACGTCCGTGTTGCTATAGGAGAAAGCTGAGCCGTTGTTAAAACCGGTAAAGCTGCCTCCCGGAGGCTGAACGGATCTTCGGATCCGTTCTCTGGTAGTCCTGGCCATAATGTCACGGAACAATGGGTGCAAAATGAAAGCTGTTAAGCTCGGAGGCCCCGAAAGGGGCC